GTCCCCTTGAGGGACCCCCCTGGCACTTATGTGTCGACGGAGTTAACCGCCCGTAACCGTTCGCAGGGTGCTTTCAAACGCAGTGCACCCCAGAGCGCCCGCACAGAGATGGAAAATTTCCATCCTGATTTCCGTTCGGAGGAACCATGGCTGGGGAGATCACCCAATTCAGAGAATTGCCCTTCAGGAAACTGAAGATCAACGATCCTCTGCCTTATGAGGCTCGTGACAGTGATGGTCGAGTTTCGACCGGTGACTGGCACGAGTATCTATACGGTGATCAGGTGACGACCTCGTATCGCTCGAGGCCTACGGATGTCGAGCCAACTGCCCTTACCCCTGGAATGCTGATGGCGCAAGCCAACGCTTCTAGTACTAAGGACACCGGTCATCCTTTCTTCACTCGAAAGAGGACGAAAGGACTGAGCCACCCTCTTTGGACTATTTCTAGTCCAACGACAGCGGCTCGCTATATCGGGCCCCTCGTTCCGCATTATGCGGGAGGATGGGGTTATTGGCCTGTAGTCAATGCGCTTACCCAGAATGAGATCAATTTTTACGGATCTCGTCTGATTGGTAAGTGCGTGCCTACTCATCCGTCTGCATCCCTTGCTACAATGATCGGTGAACTCATCAGGGATCCTTTTCCTGATGTGAACGTGCTTTTCAACCCAATGCGAGATAAGGCAAATGTCTTCCGAAATCTGGGAGACAAATACCTGAATGTCGAATTTGGTTGGAAACCGTTCATTTCCGACTTGAACAAGATCCTCTGGGCTCTGCTCGATTCTTCTCGAATCTTGCATCAGTACCAGCGGGACTCCGGTAGAGTTATCCGGAGGGATGCCGGTTTTCCTTGGACTGTTACCAATGATTTCACAGAAGATGTGAATCAGGACACTAGCGCGGTTTTTATGCCGAGCAATGTCCAGGCACAGCTCAAGGTCCCCTTCTACATTCCCACAACTTCCCTGACCAGGCACCGAGAGGTGCACTACTGGTTTTCAGGGGCGTTCATGTATCTCTTGGAATCCCCAGAGGGGGTTCTCGGAAAACTTGAACGTTATGAGCAGCTAGCGAATAAGCTGCTCGGCTCCAGGATTACTCCTGAAGTATTGTGGGAGCTGACTCCATGGTCCTGGCTTCTTGACTGGTTTGGCAACATTTCCCAGTTTATGGGGAATGTTTCCACATTCAGTGAAGATGGCCTCGTCATGCGGTATGGGTATCTTATGCGTGAAACACACGCTGTAGATACCTATACGACCAATGGTGGCTACTTTTCTGGTGGCGACCCTGGTCCCATCACTCTTCAACTTTCTGTGGTTCAGAAAGAGAGGGTGAAGGCGACGCCGTACGGATTTGGTCTCAACCCTGACACTGATTTCAGTGTCAGGCAGTGGGCCATATTGGCCGCGCTCGGTATGACCCGAGCGCCGTCAGTTGCATGGTGAACAGGTGCCGTAAGGAACCTCTCTCCATCAACATCTGGACCGGGCAATTTGCCATATGCAGATTGTTCGAACTGCTAGGGTCGGAAGATTTCCGACCTAGAAGGGAACGCTGCCATGGGCTTCGCCGATCCACAGCTTGTCACTGTCTCAACCGTCGAGAAGACGCTTCCGCGTACTTCCTTCGGAGCTTCGTCCGGCACCTTCACCATGGGTGATGGTGCTTACCAGCTGGCGATTTCTCACCAGTTTGGCAAGCGCTACCGGCGCGTTGCGAGACTGAACGCCACCAAGATCGCCCCTGACCCTCTCATCAGTGCACAGAACATCGTGTACGTGATGGGGGTCTACCTCGTCGTTGATGTGCCCAAGACTGGGTACACCATCGCCGAACAGAAGGCGGTCTGTGATGCATTGACAGCTTGGCTGTCAGCATCATCTGGCGCTCACCTCACTTCCCTCTTGGGAGGCGAGGTCTGACACAAGCTGACGCACATGTTGTGCGGGCGATAAACGCTCAAGGCTGAGGATTCTGATACCCCCTAATTTGGAGGACCAGATGAAAAGCCTGATCGCGTTCGCGAGTACTCTCCTATTAGAATTGGGAGAGTGGTGTCACACAAGCACCATCCGTGATGTAAAAACCATCACGGAACGCACTCAGCATGAGGGGTTATCGTTTCTTACGATAACCCTACCCTCTTTCTGCTCAGACTTCGAGAGAAGTCTTGAGCAGGGAAAGGTAACCGACGACCTATTCTGTGGATTTCGCAGATCAGGCGGTCTCCCCCGATTTCTCGGAGGTTTCCTTCGGCTTGTGTTCAGTGCTGAGAGCGGTCGATTGCTCGACAGACCCAATACTGATGCGATCTTCGCCGTACGCCAAGCTTGCTTGGTATTCGGCAAGATGCACGTTCCTTGTACAGAAAGACGTACGAGAAACGCCATCAGTAAGTTTGTCGAGTGTGAGAAGGAGATGTCACGGTTGGACGTCTTGGCATTTTCACGTGAAAACGTGAAACTCCTGAGATACGCCCGATTGATGTTCGGGACAGTGTTCTCGCAGATGGACAAGTCCATCTGGGAAGGTACACTGATTCCAAAACACGGACCTGGATCCACAGCGGATAAACTAATCGGAAACGAGAAGTTTAACCAGCGTGAGTGGCCAGAGAGATTGGAAAAGGTATTTCCCTTTGGGGAATACATATTTCCAACCTGGGGTTGTACAGAGTACTACCCTTCTGTGACTCTCCTCGAACCCGGTGCAGAGAGGCCTGTTAAGGTCATCTCTGTGCCTAAAACGTTGAAGTCTCCGCGTATCATTGCCATAGAGCCGACCTGCATGCAGTATGTGCAGCAAGCCATTATGGAACGATACGTTGAATTGGTGGAAGGAAATGACACCCTTCGCCAATTTCTCGGATTCTCGGACCAAGAACCGAACCAGGTTCTTGCAAGAGAAGGTTCCCTTTCTGGGGAGCTTGCGACACTCGATCTGAGTGAAGCATCGGATAGAGTCTCCAATCAGCTCGTGAACTTCATAACACAGGATCACTCTCTTTTCCGAGAGGGGATCCAAGCGTGTAGGAGTACTCGGGCTGAGGTGCCTGGTCACGGTATTATTACCTTGGCCAAGTTCTCGTCGATGGGTTCAGCGCTCTCTTTCCCGATGGAAGAAACGGTTTTTCTACTGTTGCTTCTTGTCGGGATAGAGAATGCGCTCAATCGACCTCTGACCATGAAGGACATTCAGTCACTTCATGGTAGGGTGCGCGTCTACGGCGACGATTTGATCGTCCCCGTAGATTATGTGGATTCTGTGATGAGAACGTTGAACCTCTATGGATTGAGGGTCAACCGGAACAAGTCTTTCTGGACCGGAAAGTTCAGAGAGTCTTGTGGTAAGGAGTACTACGATGGCCACGATGTTTCTGTGACCCGCGTACGTGCTCTCTTCCCATCACGGAGGAGTGCTCCCGAGGTAATTTCTACCTCGGCTACGAGAAATCAGTTTTATAAAGCTGGTTTCTCGTCGACCGTAGACTATCTTGACTCGGTGTTGTTGCCCGTTTTACGTGGCAACTATCCGTTTGTCGAAGAAACATCTCCGGCGATAGGGCGACTCGGCTACGGTGTGAATTCTAACACCAAAACCGATACTCACCTCCAGAGGATTCTTGTCAAATCCTATCGAGTGGTGAGCCATCCTCGTCGATGCGAAATCGATGGGGTTGGTGCCCTGATGAAGTTCTTCTTGAAACGCAGCGATTTGCCATTCGCTGACAAGAAGCACTTGACGCACTCTGGACGTCCCGTTTCCGTCGACATCAAGAGCGGGTACTTCCCTATCTATTAGAGATAGGGAATGTGGCGTAGCAATGCGCCACCAGGGAGATTTGTTTCTCCCTTTCCGGGCTGTTAAGCCTGGACAGGGAGATGCACATTATTTTCGC